GTAATATTTGATAAAATAGAATTATCAACATCATCAATTAATCCTGTTAATTTAGAATATCTAAAAACACCATCAAATTTTTGTAAAGTGTTAGTATTATAATTTGTTATTGTATCAATTACTTCTGATTTTAAAGTATCAGCCGTTTTTGAAGTAGATTTTTTATCATATTTTATATTTGAGGTCAATATAATAGATGTAGTTTCTGGATCAATTATTTCTGGTCTTACGGATGCCACATTATAAGATTGTAAAGAAGTAATAATATTTTGTTTTGTTGCATTTGTTAAAGTAGAACCTGAAGCAGCCTTAATACTAATTTTTACAACACCATAAACTGGAGTTTCATCATCTTCACCACCCCAAGCACTGATTGATAAAGCATTTGGATAAATTGATCTTATAATTGTTTCGTAATCTGTTGTTGTAACAGCACGATCTTGTGCTGTATATTGTAGTGGAGCATTAAATCGAATTGACTCTTTTGTTTCTGGTTCAGCACCACCTTGTGCTGATGAATTTGTTGAAACAGTTACATTTGAAAACCCGCCAATTGATCCTGATAAATTAAATGTAGAAGAACCATTTGCCTCAGTTTTGTTTGTAACAATATATTCTAAAATAATAATATTACCATCTGATAATTTATTTCCAATAATACCATCACCAAAATATACCTGAAACTTGCCTGAATCTGTTTCTTGTAAAAAATAAACCTTAGATGTATTTGTTAAACTTTTTAATCCTGTTGCAAGAGTGTAAGTAGAAGTTGAAGTATCAGCAGATGAAGTTTGAACTGTAACTTTTAACGTTGATGTGTCAGCATTAACACTTGGTATAATAAATTTTTGATCTGTGTCTGTACTATCAACTGTGTATCTGAAATTAACTAAAGTACCTTCGTAAATATTAACATTTGAAAATCTGTAAACTCCGTTTGATGGAGTAATTGTAACATCTTGGTTTGTAACAAACTGATAAGATGTTCCGTCTAGTGTTGAAGTAAATGCTGTTCCTTTATTCATTGTAACAGTTGAACCAGTAGCATTATTTAAAATTATATCTATGTTTGCAATAGGAGATTTTGCTGATGATGGAGTGTATCCTAACATCTTTGCTAATGAAACAATATTTTTTCTTATGTCAGCACTATCCAAATATAATTCGTTTGCCAACATATTGGCATTAAATCCTAAGTAATGTGTGTTGTATGCTAATGTGTCTAATAGAATTGAAAATCCTGAACCTTCAAAATTATAATCTGAAAATTCTGGTTGATCTTGTAAGAATGTTCTTAAATTACTTTTGATAGCATCAAAATCTAAATCTGAAACTGTAAGTTTATTACTTGCCATTTTATCTTAATCTTTCTAAAAATGTTTCTACTGTAACTGGTTCTGGTACACCAACTACATAAAACATAATTCTTAAATGATAACTATTTCTATCTATGTCTGGTCTTGCTAAAATTTGAACTAAATTAACTCTTGGTTCAAAATTGTTTATAACCTCAGCAACTTTTCTTTGTAAATTAAGAGCAGTTAATGGTGTCATTGGTTCAAACAACATTGCTCTTACATCACTTCCTATTTCAGGATGAAAAGGTCTTTCATAATGATTTGTATTAATCAAATTTCTAACACTTCTTTTAACTGCCTCCACATCTGTCAATTTATTAACGTCATTTGTGACAGTATTGCGTCCAAAATTCAAATCTAAATCTTTATAGATTCTGGTTGATCTTTTAGAATTATTGGTGCTACTAGCATCATAGTTTGACATAACAGTAATATTTATACGTTATCCAACAAAAACATTTGAAGAACCTGAAATCATTGCACCTGAATCTGCACTATCTCCTATTCTTCCTACAGCAATACTATTTACTCTTACTGTAGAAGAACCAACATTTAAAAATCTAACGTGTGGAGGACAAGGTGGATTAGGTGGTGCTGGGTGTGATACTGTAGGAGCGCCTATAACTATGACATTTATACCGTTTACTTTGACTGTTCCGTTTGTATTTGAAGAAGCAATCGTTGTTGTGCCAGTACAATCGTGGCCTGTACTTAAACTATCACCAACTCTACACACAGCAGGCATTATCTACTCAATTTCTTTTTTCTACCCCAAGGTAGAGAAATTGCTTCAGACATTTGTTGACCTTTTTTACTAATATACTCTACACCTATGATTTTATCTTTAAATTTTGATTGAACTGACTTTACCGCTCGTTTCAAACTCAATTGTGTTGTTTTTTCTTCTTGTCCACTTTCATTCCAAAAGTAAAACTCTCTATTTTTCGCCATTTTTTCTATGCTCCATTAAACAATGCTGTTAAATCTTCAATTTTTTCTTTTTCTTCGTGTCGGCAATGTGTACAACACAAAGTTTCTTGTTTTTCTTATTTTTTTGTTTTTTTTCGTGTCGGCAATGACTACAAATCTGAATCTCATATCTTTCACCATCGCCATCTGTGTATTCTTGTTTACATTTTTTTCCACAATGGCAAATATGTCCGCAATTTTGACAATATTCTTTCATTACTTTTGTTGTATCTTTTTTTTTCATTACTTGATTCCAATGAATATAGGTTCGTATTTTCTGCCTGGAATATCAGGTCTTGCGAATCGCCCTATATAATTGTTTTTTTGTTTTACTTCAGTTTCATCACCATCTAGTGTTGATTGTGCCTGTGTACCTTGTTGGGTAGATAAAGATAACCACCAAACAT